TTTCCTATCACAATATCTCATAAAACGAAGTTCCCAAGAACTTCTGTATATAATATTTCTTACATCACCTTTATATTTTTCTGGATTCTGTGGATGAAATTTTCCTTGATGATACTTATCTCTCATTGCCTTACTACATAATATATAAGTAAAGGTATTTATTTTAGTGCTATGCCATTAGCTAGACATTATAAGGTGTCAGAGATTAAGCAAAAGTTATTGCATCCAGCACAAACTTCAGTATATGCTGTTGAAATTTTGACTAAACGAAATATTAATAATTTTGTTGGAGTTAATTTGCCAAAGGATCAGGAGGCTATTAATTTGGCTTGTTGTGAAGCAAGTCTTCCTGGATCTAGTTTAGCAACACATGAAGTCAATAATGATTATCATGGAACAAGTGAAAAAATGGCATATCGTAGAATATATGACGATACAATTGATTTGACTTTTTATGTTGATTATAGATACAACACTCTTAAATATTTTTTAGGATGGATGAGTTTTATTGTTGGCGAAGGAAATTACTTTGGTCAAGATGAGTACACTGACCCAACAACTTTTTATAGAATGACTTATCCAAAGTCATATAAAACAAGAATTAGACTTTTAAAATTTGAAAAGGATATTACAAAATCGGCACCAAAATATAAAATAGGATATAACTTTATAGACGCTTTTCCAATTAATATTGCATCAACACCAATTTCTTATGAACAAAGTGATTTATTAAAAGTAACTGTATCATTCTCATATACTAGATACGTGGTTAAAAGTAGATTTAGTCCATATACAGCAACTGCAAGAGTTGGTCCAGCACCATCAACAAGTCCATCAGAACAAGCTGCTGCAAATTCAAGTTATTTTGATTATACTGAGGATCTACCAGTTTTTGAGCAGGATGCAAATTTCTCACTCTCAGATGCACCAACTCTCAATACTGCTGCTCAAAATCTGGTAGATAATCCATTCACTACAAATACAAATAGACCAAGATTGAATCCTGACAGTTCAATTCCTCAACAGGATTTGGACCTAATACGTGATGAACAAAATATAAGAAATTCTTTCAATATCTTTTAATAACTACAATAAATAAAACACCTGAAACATCTATAGGACATTATGCCTTTACCAAAGATTTCTACACCAACATATGAGTTGGAATTACCTTCAACTGGTCAAAACATTAAGTATAGACCATTTCTAGTTAGAGAAGAAAAACTTTTAGTTCTTGCTTTGGAAAGTGAGGATACAAAAGAAATTACAACTGCAATTAAAACAGTTATTAAAAACTGCATTCAAACTAGGGGAGTTAAAGTAGAAGCACTTCCTACATTTGATATTGAATACTTGTTTTTGAATATTCGTGGAAAATCGGTTGGGGAAGTAATTGAGGTCAATCTAATTTGCCCAGATGATAATGATACAACTGTAAAAAAAGAAATTGCAATTGATGAAATTGAAATTAAAAGAAATGATGAGCACACAAATCAAATTAAAATTGATGATAATTTGATGATGGAAATGAAGTATCCATCACTTGAACAGTTTATTAAGAGCAATTTTGATTTTTCTGCTAATACAAATAATATGGATCAATCATTTGATTTGATTGTTTCTTGTATTGATAAAATTTACAATTCTGAGGAAGTTTGGGCTTCTTCCGATGTAACCAAGAAAGAACTGGTTGATTTCTTGGAACAAATGAATTCAACTCAATTTAAACAAATTGAGAAGTTCTTTGAAACTATGCCAAAATTGCATTATTCAACTACTATTAAAAATCCAAACACTAAAGTTGAGAGTGAGATTGTTTTAGAAGGACTTTCTAGTTTTTTCGGGTAGCCATGGTCCATATGGACCTTGCTAACTATTATAAGTTGAATTTTGCCTTGATTCAGTATCATAAATATTCATTGACTGAGATTGAGAATATGATGCCTTGGGAACGTGATGTATATGTTACATTATTGGAACAGCACTTGGAAGAAGAAAGGCAAAAACAACAACAAAAGAGTTAGTAATTCATGGCAGCCGAGGATCCAACCCAAACTAAAACTCAAATTATAGATCCAGAAATTGCCAAACTTCTTGGGTTGGAGGATGACTTTGATCTTGATTATGATGACTATTTTTCTCTTCTTCGAGAAAAAATAGCAAAGGCTGCTTTTGAAAAAGACTCGAAGTTATCCGAGGAAGATTTGGCAAAACTTGCCAATGAGAGAAAAAGAATAAGAGATTTAAAAGATTATAAATTTACTACTCCACCAAAGAAAACAGTAAATGTAGATAGTTTCTTTGGAAGAAAAAAAGAAACAAATCAAGAACAAAATAAACCAATTACGGACGCATCAAAACTTTTAGCTGGTTCTCCAGGAGCAATAAAGGCAAGTCAGGCAGAACCAAAAATTGATGATGTAGAAGAGCAAAAAGATAATAAAGTTGATAAATTATATAAATTTGTAAACGGTGATCTTTTAAGTATAGTTAAAGAGATTCGTAGTCTTACAGAAGATATTGTAAATATTTTTAAAAAGCAATCACAAGCAAATAAAAAAGCACAAGAAAGAAATAGAATTCAACAAAATAAACAAAAAAAGGCAGGAAGAGAGTCCAAATTAGAATCGAAAAAACAAGATTCAAAAGGATCAAAATTACTTGATAAAGTCACAAAACCATTTACGAATATTTTTGATACTATAAAGAACTTTATTATGATGGTCCTTTTGGGATCAGCAGTTCAATGGTTAATGGCTGTTATTGAAAATCCAAAAATTCTTTTGCAGCCAATACAAGATTTACTTGATGGTATTGTTGGAGTCTTTAATAGTATTTTACAATTTATTGATAATAAACTTATTCAACCAGTAAGAGGATTTATTGATTCTATAAATTCTGCCATAAGTGGATTTATTGATATGGTAAATGGTGCACTTAAATTTATTCCAGGATCACCACAATTACCAAATGATTCAGATAAGGGTGTTGTTCCAAATATTCCGGAAATGCCCGAACTTCAAGCACCGGATATTGTTGGAAATAGAGAACCAGAACCACAACAGAAAGGAGAATCGCAACCACAGTCTTCTCCCGGAGTTAATGTAAAGTTTAGTGGTGGATCTATTGAACCAATTAAACCAGTTATTGCTAAGAGTGTAGGTGGATCTATTACTAGACCTAGTCCCGTTCTTATTAAGAATATGGGTGGGTCTACAACTCCACCTCCAAGAAAAACTCCTACTATTGGAAATGATACTGTTTCAAATAAAGGTGGAGTTGTTAATAATGATACAGTGAATACAAAAATATCTGGATTAGGTCCAGATCAATACTTAACTGCACTTTCTCTTGGTGAATATGTTTTAAAACCTGGAGCAGTTGACTGGTTGGGTGGAGAAGATTATCTTGATAAAGTTAATTATATGTTTGGCGGAAGATCTGAAAGAAGAACTGCAAACATTGGTGATATTAATATTGAAGCAATGAACACAGGTGGATCTGTTGGTGGTGAAAGAGGTCAAGGAAGTGGGGGAGTTAAGCGTAAAGATGATGCACACAAACACAATGAATCTACTAGTTCGTCTAGCAGTGTAGAAACAACAAAAAATACAGAAACCCAAATCGGACCTGAAAAAAATACAGTAGAACAAAATTTAAAGGTTAATGATCCACCCTCAAATTCCCCAAATGTTCAAACTCAGGAGGGTAGAAAGTTAATTCCAAATGAATATATACAAAATACAAAAAATACAACACATGTAAAGATTGGCGATAAAGAAAAGAAAAATTATGTTATAAGATATGAAAGAATAGGAAATTCTAATAGTAAAGAAGCAACTTATACCGTAAAACAAATTAATAAGTTGGTTCAAAGTTCTTTCTTGGGATTAAATGATAAATTTACTGGAGTAAACCCTCAGAGTCCAGAAGGACAAGCAGTTATAAACTCTATGGAACTGAAAAAATGGTTCTCTTGGGATGATACTGCAGGACAAGTTGATGCTAAAAATATAAAAGTAGAAACTCATAAAGATGCAGATCTCTGGTATTGGTACACTAGATCTTATAAAGCAAATTATGATTATTGGAAAAAATTAAATGTAACTGAAAATGAAGCAAAAAATAATGCTGCAAGAGCGGCAGCAGAATTTTCTATACCAGGTAAAGATGAAGAAGGTGAAGGAACAAGCTTTTTACCAGGTGCAGATAATCCTTCAGCAGCACCAGAATCACTTAAATCAGTTGCTGTAGATTCTGATGTTTCTAGTACTGGTACTGACAAATCTGGATATGATGTTTCTTGGAATGTTGCTGTAGAAGGGAGTGGAGTTCAGCAAAGATATCTTGATGCATTAGAATCTGGTAGATATATTAATGGTCCAAATAATTCTTCACCATCTTCTTCTTCATCTTCATCTTCACCATCTTCTTCTACATCTTCAAATCCAATGGGAGGAGGATCTGCAATAAATGCAAGAAATTATTCATCTTCTTCAGTTTCATTTGTCAGGAATAATAATTCTTATGCCATGGGAATGGGAGGAGGATCTCCAGTCACCGGAGGAAACAATTCTTCTTCAGTTTCTAACTTTATGACTGGAGGAAATAATTCTTCTTCAGTTTCTAACTCTTTTGTTGGAGGAAACAATTCTTCTTCAGTTTCTAACTCTTTTGTTGGAGGAAACAATTCTTCTTCAGTTTCTAACTCTTTTGTTGGAGGAAATAACTCATCCTCTTCAGTTTCTAACTTTATGACTGGAGGAAATAATTCTTCTTCAGTTTCTAACTTTATGACTGGAGGAAATAATTCTTCTTCAGTTTCTAACTCTTTTGTTGAAGGAAATAACTCATCCTCTTCAGTTTCTAAATCTTTTACTGGAGGAAATAATTCTTCTTCAGTTTCTAACTTTATTTCTAATAAATCTAATCAGGTGGGAGGTAGTGGTGGTTCAAGTATATTAGATCCTACAAAGACTGCTGCTTCAGCGCCACATCTATTTAAGGCAGCACAAGAAGCAAGAGCAAAGGCAAGAGCAGAAGGTCTTTCTCCAGAAGAAGTTGAAAGAAGAGTCATAATTGCTTCCGAAAATGCAAAAATAAATGGTCCATCTTCTGATCCATTAAGTCCAACATTTTCTCAACCCAATCAACCAAAACCAACATTATTACAGTCAACATTCCAAAAGAGAAGAGAAAATAGAGGTTCTTCATATACTCCACCAACTCAACCAAAAATTGCTCCAACAAAAACTCCAACAATTCCAAGTACACCTCCATCTAAATCATCAATGACAATGATGCCAGTTCCTAGTGGAGGCAATCAATCCAAAACTTTATCAAGTGGAATGACAAAAACTGGAACAACTCCACTGCCGAATATAAGTTCTTTTGATGGCAATCAGCAAACTATTGTGACAGTTGCTGCAATTTATAATATCTGGGGAATGTAAGGAGGAATTATAAATGGCAATACCAGCAGCACTAATGGCAGCAGGAAGAGTAATGGCATCTCAAGGTTTGAAACAAGGTGCAAAAACTGCTGCTAAGAATTTTGCTAAAGAAAAGGTCAAAGATATTGCAAAGAAAAAGGCACAGTCAT